TCCTCATGCGAGCCTACGGCGTCCCCACGAAAAAGGCCGCCAACATGTTCGTCAACTTCAACACCAACATCCACGTCATCCCCCCCGACCGCGTGCCGAAACGCGGCGTCAACTACCAAGTCGTCGATCCCTGCTCCGGCCGCAACTGGTTCATGATCTGGGCCCGCTTCGACGCCGCCGGTCGCTGCTTCGTTTATGACGAATGGCCCAGCCAAGTCCGCGAAGTCCCCGGCGTCGGCCTCCCCGGCCCCTGGGCCGTCCCCGGCGGCAACAACCCCGACGGCATTGCCGGCGACGCCCAGCGCAGCTTCGGCTTCGGCCTAAGCCACTACAAACTCGAGATCGAAAACATCGAAACCCGCCACGCCCGCGACGCCGAAGACTTCGTCATCTTCGAAAGAATCATGGACAGCCGCTATGGCAACGCCGCCACCGTCGCCAGGGAAGGCGCGACCACACTCATCGAAGAATGTAGCGAGATCGGCCTCCACTTCACCGCCGCCCCCGGCGACGGCATCGCCGAAGGCGTGACGATGATTATTAACTGGCTCAGCTACGACGACAGCCAGCCCATCGGCGCCCTCAACCAGCCGACCCTCTACGTCACGAGCAACTGCAAAAACCTCATCTTCGCCTTGAGCCAATACACGGGGACGGGCCCCAAAACCTCCGGAACAAAAGATGCCATCGACGTCCTGAGATACTTAGTCCTCAGCGGCGCCAGCTACCACGACAACACCGACCTCAGCTTCCAACCCCTCGGCAGCTACTGAAATTTCCAATCTCAAATCTCCAATCCCTCATCTCTCAACCCTCAACACTCAACTCGCTTATGCGCAAACAAATCCTCAAACGCCGCGACGTCATGGATCTCCTCGGCCTCGATCCAGACGACGTCAACACCTACCGCAAATACCTCAAAACCGGACTGCTCAAACCCGTCCGGCTCAAAGGCATCAAATACCGCCGCTTTCGACGCATCGACGTCCTGCAAGCGTTCGGCCTCCCCGAACCCACGCCATGACCTCTGGATCTCGTCACTCGTCACAAGTCACTCGCCACTTCTTCTAAATCTATGATCGGAAAATCAGCCATGAAATGTAACGCGCCCAAGCGCACGCCCGGCCATGCGACCAAGTCGCACGTGGTCAAGGCCTGCTCCGGTGGCGTCGAGAAAATCATCCGCTTCGGCCAACAAGGCGTGAAGGGATCACCGGCCGGGACCGCCCGGAACAAATCATTCAAAGCCCGCCACGCAAAGAACATCGCCAAAGGCAAGATGTCTGCCGCGTATTGGGCCGACAAAGTCAAATGGTAGAAAGGAAAAACATGAAACAAGGACTCTATGCCAACATCAACCGCCGCAAGGCCGCCGGCACCAGCCGGCCGAAATCCAAGAGCACGATCGCCCCGAAGGTCTACTCGGCGATGAAGAACAAACGCGCAGGCTTCAAAGCAAAATGAGCTGGTTCACCCGCAAAATCCGCATCGACGTCCCCACGTTGACCGATAAAGAGAAGCGCGGCGCCTTGGCCGTCCCGGAGAGCACGCCTCTCTGGGCGGCCATCATGGCCGTGATCGACGAGCATATCGGTGATGCCCAGGCAATCGTCCGCGCCCCGCAAACCGCGCAGCAACCGAGCCTTCTCGCCCACACCGCCGGCGGCATGGACGCCATCCTTTCCCTCAAGGAAGACCTCGCCGCTCGCCGCGCCGACGCCATAGCCAGCCCCGAATCCCTCTAGGGTAGGGCGGGGCCTCCGGACCCGCCGGCGATGTGGATAGAAAAGGCAACAGATAACAAAAAGTAATGCGTCTTTGTGATCGCCGCGCCGACGCCATAGCCAGCCCGCAGGGGCTTTAATTGCGGTGCTTTGCAGTGGATTGCGGTGCTTTGCTGCCGCAACGACTGGCAATTCATCAGCCGCCCCCGCATTGCTCCCCCCGCATGGAAAGGCAACGCGTCAAAAACAAGTCAAAGCATGGCGTCGCCACTGCTCTCCGGATCTATTCCACGGACGGCCCCGCTCCTTACTCTATGCACCGGGAAATCGCGCAGGTAAGCGGTCACATTCAACCCACTGCGCCTTCCCCAAACTAACCGCATGCCCAAGAAGAAAGCCGACAAAAAGCCGTCGATCCTCGTCGTCTGCTCCGATCTGCATTGCGGCAGCACCGTCGGTCTCATGCCCCCCGACAGCGAGAACCTCGCCGGCAACACCATCGCTTTCGGCAAGAATCATCATCAGCGTTGGCTATGGGAATGCTGGCAAAATGCCCTTAGCCAAGTCGCCACCATCGCCGGCGCCGACCCCTACGCCGTCCTGGTCAACGGCGACGCCACCGAAGGCATCCACCATCGCAGCCCCGAAGTCGTGGCCTCATTAATCGAAAACCACTGCGCCATGGCCGCCGAAGCCTTAAAGCCGCTCACGTCGAAAGCCGCCGCCACCTTCATCGTCAAGGGCACGGAATGTCATACCCACGACGTCGAGAGCTACCTCGCCAGGCTCATCGGCGCCCGGGACGAAGTCGCCCGCGAGAAGTGGCTCATCAACATCCACGGCTGCGCCATCGACGCCACGCACCACATCGGCGCGACCAGCCGCGCCTACCTCGAAGCCTCCGCGCTTTCGATCACCTTGGGCAACGCCCGGTTGAATAGCGTCCGCGCCGGCCATCCCGTCGCACAAGTCTACCTCCGCGGACACCGCCATTGCGGAGGCGTCTACAGCGACGGCAGCGGCATGATCGGCGTCACCGGCGGATGGCAATTCCTAACCAGGCACGGACACAAAGTCGTCCCCGACAGTATCCCGCGTCCCAGCCTCTTAATCCTCGACTGGCGCGGCAAACCCCAAGGCGCCCTCCCAAGCCCGCATCACATCTTCTACAACCCCCCGGCGCCCAAAGTCACCCATCTATGAGCAAAAAGTCGAAGATCACCGCCGAGCAAATCGAATCCTCGCTCGCCAACTTCTGCCAGCAACTCACCCAGCCCAAGGTCGATCTCGACGTAGTCCCCCCCGGTTGGTTCACCGTCGCCGATCTGGCCGCGGAAGTAGGCAAAGCCCCCGTCACCATCAGCCAACGCATCCGCAAAATGGTCAAGACCGGCCAAGCCGAACGCCAAGACTTCACCATCCAGCTCGAGCAAGTCGCCCGCAAAGTCCCCCACTACCGCCTCAAGCAAGGGTAGGGCGGGCCCTCTCAAATCTCCAATCTCCAATTTCAAATCCTCCTTCACTCCCCCATGACCCACCGCTTCCGCATCGCCAGCCGGTCATGGCCCTGGAAATACGTCCGATTGAAAGGCAAAGCCGACGGCTACGCCTTCACCCCTGAGCCCGGCGACAACAGCTCCGGCCACCGCATCCTGATCGACCGCCGCCTAGTCGGCCGCAAACGCCTCCGCGTCGAACTCCACGAATTCCTCCACGCCGCCTTCCCCGACATGGCAGAGGAAGTCATCGACCAGCGCAGCCGCGAACTCACCACGATCCTGACCGCCCTCGGCTACAAGAGGAAGTGAAGAACGCAAAACGCAAAATGCAAAACTCCGGACATTCTGCATTCTTCATTCTGCCTTCTACGTTTCCCTTATGACATTCACCCCGCTCCTCATCTGCACCATCTGCTACGTCCTGACGGCAATCGGCTTCTTCCGCGAAGGCCAAGTAGGCATGGGCATCGCCTTCACCGGCTACACCCTCGGCAACATCGGCTTCCTCTACATCTCCCTCTACGGCTCCAGGTAGGGTCGCCGCGGCGACCGCCCGCCGCATACAAACCGCGCAATAGTCCAAGCGAGCCTTGCACTCCAGCCGCCAGCGTAATCATCCCGCGACACTAAGCCGGTTAGCGTAAAGCCATGCTCGCCCTAAAGTAGAAGCGGCATCTTGCCGATTATCCCCAGGTAGGGCGGGGCCTCCCGGACCCGCCGCCTTTGCTGAAAACTGCTATCCGTGCCGCTTCGCGGCACAATTTGCAGTGCTTTGCAGTGCATTGCGGTGCTTTGTGACCGCACCCCTTTGCAATCCGCCCACCGGCGCCGTAATTCCCCCTGCATGCGCAGGGACTTCTTGATTCACCCCGCACGCACGGCCCACACGCCGGGCAACCCGAATCCTGCCGGGACTTGGACCCACTAACCATGGCAACAGACACCACCGACAAGGTGCAAAATAACGGTCCGGACGTCACCGACATCGACTTCGCAGACATCGCCGAACATCTCGGCGTCCAGTTCGCCAAGCCGACCACCGCGACAACCGAGCCAGACGCAGAAACCAGCGGAACCGACGCAGCCGACGAAGAGCCAGACTCCGAGCCAGCCGCCGAAGAATCCGGGGACACCGAAGAAAAAACCGACGAGACCGACGCCGAGCCATCCGACGAGGAAGGCGAGGGGACCGACGAGGAAGCCAAGGCCGAAGAGCCCGAAGCTCCGACAAAGGTCCAGCAACGCATCGACAAGCTCACCGCGCAAAAGCGCGAAGCCCTCGAGCAGCTCGACGATCTCAAGGCCCAGCTCGAGGCCGCGAAAGCCGCCGCCGACGCCAAGCCACCGGTCATCATCCAGGACCCCGCCAATCCGCTCAGTTCTTTCACAGACGCAGCCGCCCTCGAGGCGGAAATTGCAAAGGCACAGGCGGTCCTTGATTGGACCGACGACCACCGCGACGGCGGCACGGTAACGGTTGCCGGCGAGGAGAAATTCTATGACTCCGACGCCGTCAAACAAATCCGCGCCAACGCCCGAGCCCTGGTCAAAGCCGGCCCACGCCAGCAGGAATACATCCGCGTCCGCGAGCAAACGCTCCCGGAAGCCAAAGCGTTCTATCCCGAATTCTTCCAGAACGGGACCAGCGCCCATCAATTCCTCCAGGCCACGCTCAAGCAATATCCGACCATCGTCAGCTTCCCAAATTGGGAACTCATCGTAGGCGACGCGTTTGCGGGACAACAACTGCGTATGGCCAGAGTCGAGCAGATGCAAAAGCGAGCATCCGCCGACAAGACCAAGAAAGCACCGGCGACGAAAGCGGCGGCCACCGACAAGGTGCCGAAAACCCCGACTCCGAGCGCCAGTCCCAAAGTATCTGCATCATCGAGCGCGGCCCTGCGGCAAAAGGCCGACACCGCGCTCAAGGCCCGAGGCGATCGCAACGCCCTCGAAGCGTTCATGGAGTCGATCGTGTGATCGAACTCCAACCAAGATTCCAAACCAACATTTAGAAAACCAACTACAATGGCTGAACTTCTCATCACGCAACAAATTGGCGCCCGCGAGGACCTCGCCGATTTGATTGCTGTCGCCGACCAGAAAAGCACACCGCTGCTCTCGATGGCGAAAAAATCCAAAGACCCGACCAACCCGCTTTTCAGCTGGCTTGTCGACGCAATGAACGAGCCGCAACTCAACGGCGTGCTCTCCAACCAGGACGCAACCACGTTCTCCAACCAGGCTGCCAACCGCGCCCGCCTCTACGGCCGCATCCAAAAGATGTGGCGTCTGCCCAAGGTCGACGACCTCGCCGAGTCCGTCTCGGATGTCGCCGGCATCGGCCGCAAACGGGAGATGGCAAGATCGGTGACACGCTCCCTCCAGGAGCTCGCCAGGGATCTTGAGTCCGTGTTCTGCTCCGACCAGGACAGCACCGAACAATCCGGCACCACCCCCTTCAAAACTAGGGGCCTGGGTAGTTGGATTTCCAACTCGGCTCAATCCGACAGCGCCACGGCCGTTCCCGCTGCCTACCGCACACCCGCTGCCTCGATCACCACGACCGCGACCAACAGCATCACGGATGGCACCATCCAGGCGCTGCTCCAGTCGCTCTACGAACAGTGTGGAAAAAACAAGAGCTACACGCTCCTGTGCGGACCCACGCTGAAACGCCGCTTCACCGGCTTCCAGCAGGTCCAGTTCGGCAGCACCAACACCGGTGCCACCGTCCGCCTCTTCAACCAAGACGCCGCCGATCTTTCCTACACGGCAAAGATCGATCTGTTTTCCGGCGACTTCGGCGACTTGGCCCTCACACCGTCCTTGTTCCTGGCTAAAGACCAAGTCACAGCTTCCCAGCTGCGTCGCGGTTACCTGCTCGACATGGACGGCGTCAGCATCCGCTACAACCGTCGCCCGCGCTACATGCCGCTCGACGACGCCGGTGGAGGCCCCCGTGGCATCGTGGACACGATCGCCGCGCTCCAGGTCGATAACCCCCTCGTGCACGGCAAGATCGCCAGCACCGCGGACTAATCGGAGGAAATCATCACTATGACAACCAACGCATTCCGCTCACTCCACGAGAGTCCTCGTGGATTCAACTACCGCTTTGTCGTCGATCACACCGATCTGACGCAGGGCACCGACAACACCGCGCAGGACATCACCTTGATCACCCTGCCGGCCAACAGCGTCGTGAAGTCCGCCGCCACCTACTTGAAGACCCCCTTCGAGCTGGTCGGCACCTCGGCCTACAACAGCAACACCGTCATCGTTGGCGACGCCACCGACGACGACCGCTTCATCACGTCGCAGCAGATCAACGTGAACGGCACGGAAGTTTTGGCCAAGGCCCACGCCTCGACCACGCCTCACGCCTACGTTGCCTCGACCGCGGTGGTCGCCAAGTTCGCCTCCATGGCGAGCTACGACCTGCTCGAGTTGAACGCCGGGGAGATCCACATCTTCCTCGAAGTCGCCCAGCTCGACAGCCTCAGCTGATGAGGTAGCACGCACTTTGCTCCCCTGGGTTATGTCGCCAACTCGGCAACAACTCATGGTGGGATTCAGGGAAAATTCCCAGGGGAGCAAAAGCGTGTTCCTTCACTCACATCTTCTCCCGGTAGGGACCGCTGGCCCAGCGGTCCGCTGCCTTTCAACTCGTCACTCGTCACCCGTCACTCGTCACTTCTGATGCTCGACCTCGACACCGAACTCGGCTCCCTCGTCAAAGAGGAACTCCAGCGCGGCTTCTACGCCCAAGCCGTCAACGCCAAGGCGAGGCAGCTACGCATCGCCCAAGCCAACGCCCGCCTCGAGCACGCCCACATCGAAGGAGTAGGCCAGCACGTAGCGTCCATCGACGCCTTCGCCTTCATCGATTGGGAACGCCGCAACCCCGGAATCACCAGAGACAAAGACTGGCTCAAGAGCCTCCTCCGCGACAACCCGGAGTGCCGGGTGCAAACCAGCTCCGCCAAAACCCAAGTCAGCTTCGCCGGCCTGAACTACCAGGGGACAGGGGACAGTGAACAGGAGCCAGCCTCTCAAATCTCCAATCTCCAATCTGAAATTTCCCCCTCTGCCAACTGCCAGCCGAGTCTGCGAGACAGGCTTGCGGACGCAAGCCAACCGATACCGAATACTGCCAACTCCGCGGAGGCCGCATAGTGGACTCCTCCGGCTACAACTACGAAGCCACCCTAGGCCGCCCGACCCCCGAAGACATCCGCGGCTTCCTCCTCAACATCCAGGAAGCCGAGTCCGACGTCGGCGGCTACCTCGACAAAAAGCAACGCAACTACGAAGTCCGCCACGCCATCTGGTCCGGCCAATCCCCCGACGGACGCAAACATTCCTCCGCCCTGGCCAAGCAAGCCTTTCCCTGGGAAGGCGCCAGCGACGCCCGCGTCCGCCTTGCCGACCAAATCTGCAACGAGAACGTCGCCCTCCTCACCAACGCTTTCTTCCGCAGCAAAATCCAACTCCAACCCATCGAGTCCAGCGACTACGCCGCCAAAGTCAGCGCCGAGACCGCGTTGAAATGGATGCTCTTCCAACACTGCGCCGATGATTTACGCCGCGAAGTCGAACTCCTCGCGCAAATGCAAGAGCAATACGGCCTCGCCGTGATGGGGGTATTCTGGCGCCGCACCACCCGCACCGAGTCGAAGACCATCACCCTCGACCAGCTCGCCGCCATGCTCGCCGAGACCGGCGACCCCATGATCCAGATCCTCCTCGAGAGCATCATGGACCCGCTCCAGGAAGAAGACGCCAAGCAAATGCTCGCCGACCTCATCGGCCCCGCCGCCGGCAAGCTCAGCTGCGTCCGCGACCTCCGCAACACCGGCGCCTGCACCTACGAAAATCCCTACCTCTTCGAGAACCGCCCCGAATTCGTCGCCCTCGAGCCATGGGAAGACATCTACTTTCCCCCCCAAACCTCCGACCTCCAACGCGCACGCTACGTGTCCTGGCGCGAGATGGTCACCGAGACCGAACTGCGCGAACGCATCGTCACCGACGGCTATAGCGAAGACTTCGTCGAACAAGCCCTCCGCCACAAAGGCGCCTACCGCCGCCCCATCCGCAACTACTACCGGCAAGAGATCATCAACCTCGAGACCGAGCGCGAGATGATCGAGCTCTGGCACTACTACCAGAAGCAATTCAACAAGGACCAAACCACCCGCGTCCACTACACCGTCCTGCACGAAAGCGTCGCCGACGAAGTCGCCGTCAGCGAACTCCTCCCGTATAGCCACGGCGACTACCCCTTCGTCGAATTCGCCCGCGAACGCATCTCCCGCAACCTCCTCGAATCCCGCGGCGTCCCCGAGCTCCTCGAGAGCCAGCAGTATGAGATCAAGACCCAGCGCGATTTCCGATCCGACCGCGCCGCCGTCGCCGTCCTCCCACCCGTCCGCGTCCCCGCGAACCGCGGAAAACTAAACCTCATCTTCGGCCCCGGCGCCCAGATCCCGGAAAGACGCCCCAACGAATTCGGATGGATGGACCCCCCGAGATTCGACAGCGGCACCATCGAGATCGAAGCCGCCACCCGCCGCGACGTCGACGAATACTTCGGCCGCTTCAGCGCCAGCGTCCCGCAGCCGCTCACCATGTTGACCCAGCAAACCATGGTCGACCGCTGGCTCCGGAGTAGCAAAGCCGTCATCGCCCAAGCCTTCGCCTTGATGCAGCAATACGTCAGCGACACCGAGATCGCCCGAGTCGCCGGCGCCATGCCCGCCCCGTTCCAAGTCAGCCGCGAGCAGATCCAAGGCCGCTACGACCTCGTCGCCGAATTCGACGTCCGTGACCTCGACGCCGAAGTCCTCGGCAAAAAGCTCGAGTATATCGCCAAAGTCGCCGTCCCCCTCGACGTCGCCGGCGTTATTGATCGCGCCGGGTTAGTCAACTTCATCGTCGGCGCCGTCGACCCCAGCCTGGCGTCCATGATCGTCCGCAGCCAAGACGTCGCCACCGCCCAGGAGGCCGAAGACGAGCAACTCGCCCTGACCAAGATCAGCGCCGGCATCGAGCCGCCATTACCCGAACAAGGCGTCAATCCCCAGCTGAGATTGCAAGTCCTCCAAAGCGCCATCCAAGCAAATCCCCAGCTCCAGCAGAGATACGCCGGCGACGAAATCTACAAAGGCATGGTCGACGCGAGAGCCCAAGCCCTGAACTTCCAAATGACGCAAATCCAAAACGCCCAAATCGGGAGAACCGGCGCCGTCCCCGCCCTGGCGTCCCAGCCCCAAAGCATGGGCGGAGCCTTCGCGGCGCGTGGGTCAACCGCCGCGCCAGCGGCCGCATAAACCTTCCCACTTTCGCACCTTCCTACTTTCGCACCTCCTAATGAACCCCAACGTCCAAGTCAGAAACATTCCCGGACTGAACATCCCGCAGCATACGACCGTGGAGCTGAGCTACGTCTCGACCACGAACAATCTTTCCAGCGTCGTCTACAAAGAGGGAACCAACACCGTCGCCACGCTGACCTTCACGTATGTCGGCGGCACGCCGTCCTCGGACGACGCCCGCATCGCCACCGTCGTCCGCTCTTAAATCTCAAATTTCTAATTTCCAATGGGCTTCGCTTTCAATCCGCTGACCGGCAACTTCGACCTCAAGGGGTCTGGAGGCGGCGGAGGCTCTGCGTTCTTCGCAGGCGAAGTGGCAACCTATGCGGATCTCCCGCTTGACGGCACCGCGGCCCTCGATAGCCGCTGGCTCGTCCGCTCGAATTCCGGAACGTGGCCCTTCTCGTCCTACAAACAAGCCGGCGTGTATGTGCGTAAAGCCACCGTGGGCGCCTCCCGCGACAACGACTACCAGCTCACCGACACGTCTTTCCACGATGTCATGTCCGACGATGCGTTCCTCATCTTCGACAACACCGACCCAACCAAAGCGGCCAAGTTCGATGTCGGCACCAACGTGGCCGCCGGACAGACGCGGACCCTAAGTATCCCCAACAGCTCCGGCACCATCGCACTCCTGTCCAATTTTCTCGGCGCCTTTAAAGACGCCGTAGTGCTCGCGCCCTCGGCCGACATGAGTGTCACCAGCAGCACAACGCTGGCCGACATCACCGGCATGTCGTGGACCGCCGCCGCGAACACCAGCTACCTGTGCGCGTGCGCGTGGCAGGTCGATTGCGGCGCCGGTGGATTCCAAATGGTGCTCGACTGCCCAAGCGTCTACGCGGGCGGCTCGACGCTGGCGGGCTACGGCTTTACCGTCAACGGTGCCAACTCCACCGCTGGTATTGTGCAAGTGGGCGCCACCGAGATCCGCGCAGGCAATCGTGGCGCAGCGCAGACTGGTCCCGTGTTTGCCATTTTCGGCTTCCGCACCGACAGCACCAGCGGCACCGCCAAATTCCGCTTCGCCCAAAACGGCAGCAACGCCGCCGCCAGCGTGCTTAAAGCGCAAAGCCGCGTGCTGGTTATCCCTATGACATGACGACCGACGCCGCCCTCATCGCCGCCGAGTCCCACTTGGCAACCTATGACTATGCCGGAAACCGTCCGACATTGCTTCTGTATTTTCAGCAACTGCTAACCACCGCCGGTGCCCAATCGCCCAAAGCCGACGCCGTCCGCGACTGGATCAACGCCATCGTTTTCACCGCCGCCCTCGACCCCGACAACATCGAAGCCGCCCTAACGCCCCCGCCGCACACCTTCGCCGAAGTCGTCATCGAAGCCGCAACCGCTCTTAACCAACCGTGAGAACCGTCACCCTACAAAGCATTTTGTTACGCGCCTGGCAGAGAGTCGGCAACGACGCCTCTGCGTTGGCAAATATTCCCTCCGGTGCGCAGACCATGCTCGTCGCCGCGGCGAACGACGCCATCGAGACCTGCTGGACCTGGGCCGACTGGCCCGAGCTTTGCCGCATCGAAGAGCGCACCATCCAGGGCAACGAAACCACCGGCTTCTATCTCGACTACGACCAAGGCGGCGGCGAGACCCCGATGGGCGAAGTCTTCCAGATCACTCGGGACAACCCGAACAAAACCGCCTCACCCCGCGAACTCCAATACAGCCTCCTCGGCGACAGCATCCGCTTTCCGGACGACACCGACATCCCCACCACCGCCTGGGTGAGATACCGCCTCCGCCCCGACACCTACACCACATCAAATCTCTCGGCGACCGTCCCCGCCGTCCTAAGCAAAGCCGTCGGCTACTACCTCACCGCCAGCCTCCTCGAAGAAGACGGCCAGCTCACGAAATCAACCCTCATGGAAGAAAAAGCCATGAACGAACTAGTGACCGAACGCGACAAATTCTACTTCCAACAAAACCAACCGTCTGCCTGGACGGCGCGGATCAATCACTACTGAGCCGCCCAGGCAAGACCAAGAGACCAAAAGACTAAAAGACTAAAAGACCTTCTGAACTGCCAGCCGAGTCCGCGAGACAGGTTTGCAGAGCAAACCAACTGATACTGAAAACTGCCAACTGCCAACTCTAAAAACCTATGCACCCTAACGTAAGAACAACCAACCGCCAGAACGGCAGCGTCCTCATCGCCAACACGACCCAAGTGACCGGCGAATTCGTCAGCATCGACAGCCTGGACAACGCCACCAAATTCGAAGTCCTCACCGGCAACAGCACCGGCATTGCCAACGTAACAAGTGGCAGCGCCACCGCCATCCCATCCGGCACCACGATCGACGGCATCTTCACCGCCATCAAACTCCACGCCGGCAGCGTCATCGCCTACCGCAAATAGCCATGAGTGCCGAGCATTCCACACTTAGCACATTGGAGAGGGGACTGCTCGGCACAGTCGCCACCACCGGCACCGTCGCCGTGTCCTTCATGCAGACCCTCGAAGTCTACCTGCGCGTCGCCGGCCTGGGCATCGGCCTGGCCATCGGCGTCGTCACCCTACTTTCAGTCATCCGGGACTACCGCCGGAAATCATAAGGAGAAACAAAACCATGCGTAATATCAAAACGACCATCCTCGGAGTCATCACCATCCTCATCTCGGCTTTGACCGTGGTGAAGAGCGTCCTCGAAGGCACGCCCGTCGGCGACCTCGCCATGCACCTCGCCGCCGTCACCGCCGGCTGGGGACTAATTGTTGCGAAGGATAATTCGGCACGCCTCTAAGACGAAGGATGAAACCGCAAGCCGACCAGGTAGGGCGGGGCCTCCGGACCCGCCGCTGCCTCCAAGTCTCAGCCCTCGCGCTCATCGCCTTGTCGATGACCAGCTGCGTCACGGTCGGCTACGACTTCGTGCGTCAACAAGCCACGGTCACCGTCAATCCCCCGCCCAAGGGTCACGCGAAATAACCCATGTGGACCTGGATCAAGAGAATCTTTGGCAAGAAATCCGACGCTACCCCAGCGCCAGCCTCGCCGAATTTGCCCTCCGCATCCACAACGAGCTTCACCGTCGAGCCACCGCTGACGACCTACGACGAGCGCCGGCTCAGCACGCCGAACAAACAAGCCCACCGCATCAAACCGGAAGCCATCGTCCTGCATCACAGCGACGGCAGCTACCACGGCAGCTGCGCCTGGATCACCAACCCCGCCGCTAAAGTGAGCTACCACGTCCTCATTGCCAGAGACGGCTGCCGCACCGTCTTCGCCAACGACACCGACCGCTGCTGGCACGCCGGCCGCAGCAACTGGCACGGCCGCCCCGACCTGAATAGCTGGTCCCTCGGCGTCGCCTGGGAAGGCAACACCTACGAAGACCCCCTCGGCGAAGCGGCGATGAACAGCGCCCTAGAATACCTCGTCCCCCGGATGAAGAAGTGGAACATCCCCCTAAACCTCGTCCTCACCCACCAACAAGTCGCCCCAACCCGCAAAACCGACATCTCCCCCGGCGACGCCGCCCGCTTTAAGTCACGGCTCAAAGCCGCCCTCAACTAACTCTCTCAACCCTCAACTCTCAACCCTCAACTTTCTCACAATGGCCAAAACCATCTCACAACTAACAGACGCCACGACAGTCGGAGCATCCGACGAAATGATTATCCAGCAGTCCGGCATTACTAAGCGGGCTACAATCAGCGAGCTAAAAACGCAGGTTGCAGCCATCGGCGCCAACGACATCACCGTCAGCGGGGCCAATCGCTCTATCACTAACACTGGCAACTTTGCGTTGTCGTTTGGCACCAACAACACCGAACGCATGCGCATCGACTCTAGTGGGAATATGGGGATTGGGACGACAAACCCCGCAAATG